CTTTCCAAAGCGGCCGCAGGAAAGCCGGAAATGAATGTAACCGTAGGGGCTTACGAGAAAAAACTAAGCCAGCAGGATGCTGAATCTGTCGGCAAGCTAAGGGACATTGCCGATTCTGCTTACGATAACGCTTTGCAGGTGCGCGCAATCGCAGACATTCTCGCGCCTTATTCGGGCGGGCGATTGGATCAGTTCAAAGCGACTCTCGGGCAATACATGCCAGAAGGAACGGATCTCGCTCGTATGGCGGATGCAAACGCAGTTGCGGAAAGCATCCGGGCCAGGCTTGCGCCCACCATGCGCGTGGCGGGCTCTGGCGCGACATCAGACTTTGAGATGAGGACTTATCTAAGCGCGCTTCCAAGTCTTATAAATCGCAGGGAAGGCCGGGAGCTTATGGTCAAACTGGCAGAGAGAATGGCAGAACGAGCGGCTTTCAGGGCCGACATGAAAGACCAGCTTGTTCGTTCTGGTCAATTCTCCAGCCAAAAGCTAAACGAGCTTATGAGAGAGCGTTTCGGCGACACCTTCCTCACCAAGGAAGAACGCAAAGCGCTGGAAAACTTCAAAAATGGAAAGCCTCAGCCGATTCAACAAGACCCGCAGCAGTCTGGTTGGCGCATTGAAAGGATTGATTGATGGCAAGGTATCGCGTTATTGGTCCAGACGGGGGAAAATACGAGGTAGAAGCCCCGGACGATGCCTCACAAGAAGAGATCTTGGCGCGCCTTCCAGCAACCACCCGGCAAAAGATTCAGGCATCTGTCCCGATGCGTATCGTGCAAGGCATGCGCGATCCTATCGACGCCGGCGCGGTCCTTCTTCCAAAAGCGCTCGAGGCGAGCACGGGTTTTTTCGGACTCGCTTCTAATCCTGTTTCGAAGTTCTTCGGTTCTGAGGCGCAGCGCGTCGCTGGGATGAATCAACGTGCTGAACAGGAGTATCAAGCGGCCAGGAAGGCGACGGGGTCGGAAGGGGTGGACGTTGCGCGCATTGCTGGCAATGTGCTGAGCCCTGTCAATGCCGCAGTCGCCGAGACTGCTCCCATCAGGCTGGGCATGTCTATGCCGCAAGCCGCTATGCGTGGCGCCGCGGTTGGCGCTGGCATTGGACTGCTTACTCCTGGTCCGGATCCCGAAAGGGATTACTGGCTAGGGAAAGCAGAGCAGGCAGGCATGGGCGCGGCTACTGGCGCTATTGCTGCGCCCATAACCAATTGGGCGGCTGGCAAGGTTGTTGGCCTTATGGACAAAGGCAAAGACGTTGGCCCGCGTTTCGCTAAGCTACTTCAAGATCCCAGCCTCAAGGCTCAAATGCTGAAAGAAGGCATCGACGTTGACAACCTCTCGCCGGAGGCTATGGCGCAGCTACAAGCCCAGGCGGCGGAAGCTCTCAATCGCGGCAAGCAACTTGACATGGCAGCAGCCTTGAGAACTATGGAGTTCGAGAAGCTCGGCATTCAACCGACTCTAGGACAGATCACGCGTAACCCGGTGCAGTTTGCACGGGAGCGCAACCTCCGAGGGATTGAGGGCGTAGGCGATCCGCTTCAGGCCAGGTTCAGCGAGCAGAACCGCAAGCTTGCAGAACTCCTGCAACGCAGGGCGGAAGGGGCTAAGACGCCATACGAGGCCGGAACACAAGGCATCGCAAAGCTATCCGAGATCGATAACGCACTGAAAGCCAGGATAAATAACCTGTATCAGTCTGCCAGAGATTCCGCAGGGCGTTACGCTAGCGTGGATGTTGCCAAGTTCTCGCGTGCTGCTAACGACGCGCTAGATAAAGGACAACAAGGGCGCTTCCTCCCGGAAGAAGTGCGCGGGCTTTTGAATGATATCAGTTCTGGAAAGGTGCCGCTGAACGTCAACACGCTGACACAGATTGATAGCGTTTTGTCGGACGCACAACGCAGCTCGAAACCTGCTGGCGCGAAAGCGATTGGCGTAATCAGGACTGCGCTAAATGATGCGCCTATTGAAGGGGAAGCCGGCGTTGCGGCTAAAGCCGCTTTTGACACTGCTCGAGTTGCAGCCCGTAAACGGTTTAACTTGCAAGATGCAATTCCTGCTTTAAAAGACGCAGTGGAGGGCAAGATTGCGCCGGAGAAGTTTGTAGACCGTTACGTGATTTCCGGGGGAGTAGACGATACGCGTCGCTTGATGAAGATTCTTGGGCCAGAGCAAGGAAAACAGGTATCCGCCCAAGTTGCCGAATACTTGCAAACCGCCGCATTTGGCCAAAACGCAGCGGGCGATGCGATCTTTACTCCGTCAAGGTTCCAATCCGCGCTTAAGAAACTCGGCCCGGAAAAACTGCAAGCAATCTTCGGTGCTGAAGGGGCTGACGAGCTTTCCAGAATCGCTAGAGTTGGCGCTTACATCCGGAGTGCTCCAGAGGATGCCGCAGTCAACTACAGCAACACCGGGGCAGCAGTAGCTAACTTTCTAAGCCGATTCCTCGGACCGGTCAAAAAGGCTGCTGTTTCTGGTGGTAAAGGAATGGCATCTTCGATAATCCGCGATCGCGCAGTAGACAAAGCCCTAGCGGCGCAGGTGCCCGCAAAGCCTGCCCAGGCGGTATCCCCAGCGGCGGCCCGTCTCGCCAGGAATCTTGCCTATCCGCCCGCCGTCACCGCTGCTGCGGTCACGCCAAGATTCGATTAATACGGCGTAGATCAAGACTCCAACGCCCATTGCAACACTGTGCATCCACGGCTCCATAAAGACTCCTTAGGAAAAATAGATGGCTAGAGACGGATCAGGTACCTATAACCGCGCTGTGATCCCGTATGTCTCGGGTACGACCATTTCGGCATCTACGGTTAACACCGAGATGGGAGACATCGCCGCGGCGCTTACGCAGTCTATCGCCAGGGATGGACAGTCTACACCTACTGCTAACCTCCCCATGGGTGGCTACAAGCACACGAACGTGGCCACGGCATCCGCAGCGACGGACTACGCAAGGGCGGATCAGGCGCAAGGAAGTATACAGTGGCTCACTTCCGTTTCCGGTACTGACACTATCACTGCTTCCGCCACCCCTACGCCAACGGCGTATGCAGCGGGGCAAACCTTCCGGTTTATTGCGGCCGCGACCAATACCGGTGCCGTTACGCTTAACGTAAGCGGGCTCGGGGTTAAGTCTGTGACAAAGGAAGGCACGACGGCGCTTGTTGCTGGCGATATCTTGAGCGGACAAGTCGTAACGGTCACTTACGACGGCACGCAATTTCAGCTAGTGACGCCACGCGTGTCTACTACGCCAACGGCGGCGACCAGCACCAACACAACGCGTGTTGCATCTACAGAGTTTGTGCATGCGGTCTCTGTAACCCGTAGAGCAGCCTCAGCCGGCGGCACTGCAGATGCGATCACGGTCGCGTACACGCCCACGGTCACGGCCCTTGTGAATCACATGGAATTGTTCGTTCGGGCAAGCGCTGCGAACACGACGGCGACGCCTACGCTTTCCGTAGATGGATTGCCGGCAAAAACGATTGTAAAGGGCAACAATCTGCCGCTTCTGGCAGGAGACATTCCGGGCGCCGGGTTTCACATGCACGTCCGGTACGACCAAACGCTTGACAAGTTTCAGTTGATGAACCCGGCGGCTCCGGTCACGTCCTTACCCATGAGCGGGGCAGACATCCTGGCTGCAATCATCTCTGCTGGAGGTGTGGCGCAGTCTCACCTCAAAACAACGGATGGGTCGGTCTCGTGGACAGGTACGCAAGGCTCCCGCACGCTGCCTGGCGGAGAATACGGATTCTGGCCGCGGCTGGGGTTTACGATGACCATTGGCAGCAATCACACTTACACGGTATCCGTGGATGTGAGAAACAACCTTAATGGCAACATCTCGGCGGCCGCGTACATCCACGCGACTCATAACTGGAGTGGCACGGAAGGTAGAACTCTGACGGCCTACCAGCGCTATGTGCAGTCCTCGCCGCCATATGACCTTGGCAACGGCGACATCCCGGTTTTCGTTTTTGCCCTTGTGGATAAAGGCTCCGGGAAAATCATCGGGTCTTACGTCGCCGAAGATCCGCCCTGGGCAAACAACGGGCCGACGGATATCCGCCCGGACTACATAGACGCAACCGGGCGGAAATACAAGATTGATCGCTCAGGAGTGCGCGCTGCTTTGCGTAAAGCGCTCGAGGAGGGAACTTCTGCGGTAAACATCCAAGCGCAGGCGGTGGAAATTACCCAAGCACTGAAGCAAGCCGACATGCCGATCTTCCCGCATCCGTTCCCTGACATAGATCCTGCTACACAGGAAGCAGTGTTGCTTGATCCGGTAGGGGACAAAGCAGAACTTCTGCACAACCTCTTGCTTGCCGGCGAAGATATTTCGCAGTTGCTTAAGCATATTCGGCTCGGCGATCAACTAGACGCAATTGCCCCTCCCGGTGTCGTTATACGCCGCTGGGAGTTAACGTGAAACTCGCTCTTATTCCTCCAGATAAGCTCTGGCAAGAGCTTTGGAAGCATTCTGTAGCCGGACTAGCAGTCTTGGACGACGAAGGGCGATTCCTGTCTGGCAATCCGGCTTTTTGCAGAATCGTCGAGTATGCGGAAGCGGAGCTAAAAACCAAGACATGGAAGGATATCACTCACCCGGAAGACATTACCGCCGACGAGGCCATGGCAAACGATCTCGCAGCTGACAAGGTTGATGCTTACGACATGGTCAAGCGGTACATCACAAAAACCAACACGGTCAGATGGGTGCAGCTACGTGTCTCTAGGATCGCGCTGGATGACGGCACGTTTGCAATGTTTTTGTCTCAGATTACACCTCATTTCCCAGCAACCTCCGCTATTGCCATGCCTGTTTACCATCGGGTGAGGATGATCGATTACCTTAGACAAAACTGGCCTATGATTGCCGCCGTTTTGTCTGCAGTGGCCATCATCGTGGCCGGCGTCTTGGAGAGAGTGTTCAAGTAGGGAGGGAATATGCGCGCAATTGCTCTAGCATTGCTATCTGTCGTAGTAGTTGCTGCGCTGTCTGCTGAACTTCAGCGGGACCAGTCGGCGAGCCTGTACATGCTGGCTGTCGGGCATACTGGCTATGTCCCGGAGAAAGCCCCGACGGTGCGCCTAGCCTCGAGAAGCAAGCTATGCGAGATTATCGGCGTTCCGGAACCGTGCAACGTCCGAGGGGTTACGGACGGGAATGGGATCATCTGGCTGGATCGCCAGCTAGACTTTTCCAATGCGCTGGATAGCTCCGTTCTGCTGCACGAGTTTGTTCACTATGTCCAATGGTCTAAAGGTGGAGCTGCGACAGACTGCACAGAATGGATGCGACGCGAGCATGAAGCGTATCGTATCCAGATCTACGCTCTAGAGCGCGCAGGACAGCAGACCCTCGGCCCGCGCATGGCGCTTCAGCAACTGCGCTGCTTTGAATAATGCCACGAAAAAAGCAATCTGACCCGCAGATATGCAAGGCTTGCGTCTATTTTCATGACCACGGAAAAGAGACGCGAGCGGCAACGATGGCTCAGATAGGTGAGTGTCGCAGATACCCGCCGAAAGTCATTCGGGACGATGAGGACAACTACATCTATTTCTGGCCCTCGATCCCCGAAACAGAATGGTGCGGTGAATTTCGCCGCCGCTGCGACGCATGAAACCTACATGCACCGATGATGAGCTTATAGGACTGTGGCAGAAATACAAATCTGCGACAAAGATAAGCAAAGTGACCGGTATATCCGCTAGGGCGATCCATTCGCGGCTTATCCGGTTAGAGGGTCAAGGATACGTTTTCGAGTCTGAAGACCCGCGATCGCCAAGATACGGGCAGAGGTACGCGGAGCCCGAGATAGAATCTCCAGCAAAGTTGAGCATGGAGATTGAGGACGGGGTGGTCTTAATAGGTTCTGATGCCCATTACTGGCCGGGAGATCCGACAACAGCGCACAGGGCATTCGTCCACTTCTGCAAGCGGCTCAAACCGCTAGCAGTCGTCCTAAACGGTGACATCTTCGACGGCGCGACGGTCTCGAGGTGGGCGAGGATAGGCTGGGACAATCGCCCGACGGTTCTCCAGGAACTCAAAGTCTGCACAGACAGGCTAGCCGAGATCCACGCGGCAAGTCCTAAGGCCGCACATATCTGGACGCTTGGGAATCATGACGCAAGATTCGAGACGCGACTTGCCGCCGCGGTCCCGGAATATGAAGGCGTCGAGGGGTTCCATTTGAAAGAGCGCTTCCAAGAGTGGAAGCCATGCTGGGCGTTTTGGGTTAACGGTCATACTGTCGTAAAACACAGATTCAAAAACGGCATTCACGCGACCCACAACAACGCTATGTGGGCGGGAAAGACGATGGTAACGGGTCACTTGCATAGCCTGCGGGTCACGCCGTTTTCGGATTACAACGGCACGCGCTGGGGCGTAGATACCGGCACTCTCGCCGACGCGTACGGGGCGCAATTCAAGGACTACACCGAGACCAATCCGGTCAACTGGCGTTCCGGCTTTGTGGTGCTGACATTCAAGGGCGGGCGTCTGTTGTGGCCAGAGATTGTTTGCGTCGTCGAAGATGGGCTGGTGGATTTCCGAGGAGAGCTAATCAACGTGTAAACCACCCGCGACTGAAGTCGCAGGTTTCCTTGCGGAGACACTATGAACCTGTCGAAGAACTTCACGCTTGAGGAACTGACCGCTTCCCAAACTGCGGCCCGCAACGGTTTGGATAACACGCCGACAGAGGACACGCTCTATCGTCTGGTTTTCCTGTGCGCTCACCTCGAGCGTGTGCGTGCTATCTGCGGCAACAATCCAGTGATCATTACCTCAGGCTACCGCAGCCCTGTGGTCAATGCACGTGTCGGCGGATCTGATGGCAGCGCCCACATGCGGGGATTGGCTGCCGATCTTATCGTTCCGCGCTTCGGCCATGCGCAGATGGTAGCGCAGGCAATAGCGCAAAGCGATCTCCCATTCGACCAACTAATACTAGAGTTCGGGTCATGGGTGCATCTTGGCGTCAGGATCGATAAGCCGAGGCGTCAAGTGCTGACCGCCACGAGAGACGGCGGCCGCGTCGTCTATCGCACCGGTCTCGGTGGTTGAAATTCCGTCACCTGATGTTGGATTTTCATGGATCTGATCTGGCCACCCTAAGGATCATCGGTATGGACTCAGGCACACAGTTTGCAAAAATCATCATTTCTATAATGATTCTTGTGGCGTTCTTTGCCGCCACCGCTTACAAGCTCGAGATGGGGCAGGATGCGGAGCTAGAGATCGGCGCCCTCATCGCTGCTTTTGCCGCAGTCTGGGGTTACTGGCTTGGCTCGTCCGAAGGATCGGCCCGCAAAACCGAACTACTGAAGGGGAAAGAAGATGCATAAGCTTAACGTTGCAATCCTTGCGCTGTTTGTCGCTCTTTTGACGGCATGCGCTACCATGGTCAAGCCCGAGACACTTGACCAGCGCATTGCCTATGCCGAGGCTCAGGTGACGGCCGGATACAAGACAGTTGCCGATCTTGCTACCCGCAAACGGATCACGTTCGAAGCAGGCTCTAAGGCGATCGCAGATCTGGATGCCGCTGCGGCCGCTCTTAAGGGCGCTAGAGCGATGCTGGCCACCGGCAAGCCTGTAGACGCACAAAGTTATCTCTCGACGGCCAGCGCGCTTTTGGTGTCGCTCGAGGCCTATCTTAAGGAGCAAAAATGAACGCGGTTACCGCCGTATCTCTGTTGACGGATCTCGTACAGGCAGCTAGCCACCTGATGGCGCAGGCGCAGGCCGTCTCTAACGTCATCCAGCGCGCTCAGATTGAGGGCCGCGATATCACCCCCGAGGAATGGGCTGCCATTGACGGGGAGCAGATGAAAGCCCGCGCTGCGGCCCTCTTGGCGGTGGCTAGCCTTAAAAAGACCTAAGAGCCTTTTCTAGTGGCTGTGGCCGACCGCTAATCTCATTGCGCAGGGGCGCGCCGGGCTGCTGCTGCACACTGGGCGCACGGTCGAGTGTGGTCACGCCGGACGTGCTGTCCGTGCCGTGGCGGCAAGTGCTTTAATGACAAGACCTGGGGGCCTGACCTCATGATCACCGGCGCCATCAAGAACCAAATTAACCGCATCTGGAACTCTTTCTTGTACGGCGGCATCTCTAACCCGCTGGAGGTGGTCGAGCAGATCACTTACCTGCTCTTCCTGCGCCGGCTGGACGACCTGCACACGCTGGAGGAGAACAAGGCCGCCCGGCTCAAGCGGCCGATGGAGCGCCGCGTCTTCCCCGAGGGCAACGACCCCAAGGGCCGTCCCTACGAGGACATGCGCTGGTCGCGCTTCAAGCACTTCGCTCCCGGCGACATGTACGCCGTGATCGGCGAGCATGTCTTCCCCTTCCTGCGCAACGAGCTGGCCCGTCACCACGGCGGCGACGACTCCACCTACGCGCACCACATGAAGGACGCGCGCTTCACCATCCCCGCGCCGGCGCTGCTGGCCAAGGTGGTGGACCTGCTCGACGCGGTGCCGATGGAAGACCGGGACATCAAAGGCGACGTTTACGAGTACATGCTCGACAAGATCGCCAGCGCCGGGCAGAACGGCCAGTTCCGCACCCCGCGCCACATTATCCGGCTGATGGTGGAGCTGACCGCTCCGCAGCCCAACGACGTAATCTGCGAACCAGCCTGCGGCACCGCGGGCTTTCTCGTCGCCGCCGGCGAGTACCTGCGCGATCGCCACCAGAACCTCCTGCACGACGCGAAGCTGCGCGAGCACTTCCACCACCGGATGTTTCACGGCTTCGACTTCGACCATACCATGCTGCGCATCGGCAGCATGAACATGCTGCTGCACGGCGTGGAGAACCCCGACATCCACTACCGCGACTCCTTGGCGCAGGACCACGCGGGCGAGGAAGAGAAGTACACGCTGGTGCTGGCCAATCCGCCTTTCGCTGGCAGCCTGGACTACGAGAACACCGCCAAGGACCTGCTGCAGATCGTCAAGACCAAGAAGACCGAGCTGCTGTTCCTGGCGCTGTTCCTGCGCCTGCTCAAAGCCGGCGGCCGCGCCGCGGTGATCGTGCCCGACGGCGTGCTGTTCGGCTCCAGCACCGCGCACAAACAACTGCGCCGCATGCTGGTGGAAGAACACAAGCTCGACGCCGTGGTCAAGCTGCCCGGCGGCGTGTTCCGGCCCTACGCGGGCGTCTCCACCGCGATCCTGCTCTTCACCAAGACCAACTCCGGCGGCACCGACCAGGTGTGGTTCTACGACGTCGCGGCCGACGGCTGGAGCCTGGACGACAAGCGCACGCCGCTGCTGCCGGAGGACAAGCTCGGCCCGGTGCCGCGCGCCCCGCTGAGCGAGGACGAACACGCGAAGAACAATTTGCCCGACCTGCTGGCGCGCTGGACGCAGCGCGCGGGCGCCGAGCGCGAACGCCCGCGCACCGCGCAGAGCTTCTGCGTGCCCAAGGCCGACATCGCCGCGCAGGGCTACGACCTCTCGCTCAACCGCTACAAGGAGGTGGTGCACGAGGCGGTGGAGCACCGCGCACCGAAGGAGATCCTCGCGGAGCTGGCGAAGTTGGAGGAGGAAATCCAGCGGGGGATGAAGGAGTTGGAGGGGATGCTGGGATGAGCGCTTGGCCGGAGACTGAGCTTGGCGACGTCCTGGCTGACGCCACTTCGGGGTTTGCTTGCGGCGAAGACGTCGATGATGGCGTGTTCCAGTTTCGGATGAACAACATCACGACCGAGGGCCAGCTCGATCTCAGCAAGCGGCGGCGCGTACCGCGGGACTACCGAAACATCGATCGCTTCCTAGTGCAGCCCGGTGACGTTCTATTCAACGCGACGAACAGCCCGGACCTCGTTGGGAAGACAGCGTTTTTTCCCGGCCTCGAAGAGCCGGCCGTCTTCAGTAACCACTTCTTGCGTCTTCGCCCGCGTGATGGCGAGATCGATGGGCGCTATTTGACACGTTGGCTGAACCTTCAATTCAAGCACGGCCGATTCAAAGGGATGTGCCGGCAGTGGGTGAACCAGGCGACCGTTGGTCGAGATGCGCTGCTGTCACTGCGGTTCCCGCTGCCACCCCTCCCCGAGCAGCGGCGGATTGCGGAGATCCTGGACAAGGTGGACGCGCTGCGGGCCAAGCGCCGCGCCGCCCTCGCCCAGCTCGACACCCTCACCCAATCCATCTTCCTCGACATGTTCGGCGACCCCGCCACGAATCCGAAGGGGTGGCCGATCGGGCGTTTCGAGGACCAGATCACGTCTGTTCGATACGGAACTGGTTCACCCCCTCCTTACGTGGACGAAGGCCTGCCGTTTATCAGGGCGACGAACATCAAGGCGGGAACGATCACCGCAAAGGGTTTGAAACGCATCTCACCAGATGAAGCTGCTCGAATAGAGAAATGTCGCGTCCAAGCCGGCAACCTAATCATCGTGCGGAGTGGAGTGAATACCGGAGACTGCGCCATCGTACCCTCAGAGTACGACGGCGCCTATGCAGCATTCGACCTTATCGTAGAGCTGTCGTGGGTGAATGCGGTCTTCTACAACTTCCTCATCAACTCGCCTCATGGGAAGTCTCACCTTGAACCACTAACGCGCCGTGCGGCCCAACCCCACCTGAATGCTGAGCAGGTGAGGTCGCTTCGGTTCATTGCCCCAGAGGAATCGACGAAGCAGCGCTTTGCTAAGGTCGTTGGTCTCATCGATAAGCTTAAGGGCAGAGGCGACGTAGGCCTCCGCGCGCTCGATGCCCTCTTCGCCTCCCTGCAGCACCGTGCCTTCCGAGGCGAGTTGTAGCCATGCGCGACGAGTTCATCGGCCTTTGGTCGGAGACCTGGCGCAAGATCTGGCTGCCGCTGCTAGGTGTTGTATTGCTACATCCTCGACGCTGTAGATCCAGTCGAGCATGTCGGCTGTCATCTGGTTGAGCTTGCCGGACGGCATGTAGCCTTCGCCGTTACAGTCTGGGCATACAATCACCAGATCCTCGGCCTGCACGGTCGCCCTGCCTTTACACGTCGGGCATAGAGGCGGAATCAGGAAGGCCCTCATAGCCTCATGCGCCGTTCGGAAGGCCGTTGCGTCGTCGGCCTTGTGGATTACTCGAGCCCGGACGGCAAGCCGCTTTATAGCCCTTCTCAAAGCCTCTGCGTCGGCACAGTACTTGGCGCGGAGCAAGTCTGCGCCCAAGGGAGACTTGATCCGCCCGCATGCGGCCGCTATGTCTGATGCGGTCATGTGCCTGATAGGATCGCCGTCTACTCTTGGAGTCAGGCTCCCAGCGCGGGATTGCATAAGGGCGAGTTTTTCGGGATTCACACTACGCGCAACAGCTCTGCCTTCAAAATAATCTCTTTCGCGCCGGTCAGGCTCTGCAAGCTGCTTTTTTCTTTTTCGTTTCTCTTCGGCTGCCATTTTGGCGTCCGCTCGTAAACGATATTTGCTCGGCCGTCGCTGTTAAAGCTCCTGACTTTGCCCAACATGCCGGCGGGTGTTTGCACGGTTGCCCCCTCTTTGATGATCTGCCCTACTCGATCACGATACATTTACGCGCCTCACTTTCCAGCGGTTGTGCTGCTTGTGCCAGCCGTGTACCTCGATACGCCAACCGGCCTCCCGGATTGCCGCCAGCGCATCGGACTCTGATATTTTTTTCACCCTCGCCGAGACGTTGCTATAGCTAGTTGTTTGCACCGCCAAGGTTTCGTCTTCCCTGACCGCCAGAATATCGATAATCCCAAACAAGTCTTGCCGGATCTTGGCGTGCGGATTCCAGCGCTCGACTACTGCGGCTAGATAGCCTTCGTCCCGCAGTAGCTCAAGGCTCCTTTGTGTCGGCGTCATGGACTACCTCGAGCTTTTCCCGTATCGCCTCAAACTCGTCGGAAGACATTAGGACGAGCGTAGTGTTCATAGGATAACTCGTCATAAGCTTACGGCTTTGATCTTCTGTAAGCTGCACAAGTAGCTTGCCGCCTCCGTCTACATATTCGGAAAACTTGCTCCTTGTTCCGTAGATCATACAAGAATTCCTTGTTCGATTAGTTTCAATAGGTTACGGTGCAAGGGGCTTTCCTTCTCTTATCGCCCTCATATCGTCGGCCAGTATCTTTGCGGCTTTCTCTCCCCGTTTCTCCGCGATCCTGTATAGGGACTCTACCCTTTGTTTCCCGGGTAAAGACAGCCAGTAACGCGCCTCGCACTCCCGCCGCCATAGCTCGCTGTAGGTGTCTACAGTTTCCACAGTACGTGCGCTACCTTGGGTTTAGTCGTGCGTCTCACGAATCATGTTCGCTTCTTGAGCGCCCGCCTGAGTTCTTGAAGCCTTTCCGGGGCGACCACCCGGACCTCGGACGGACTCGGTAAAGCCCGTTCGTTCTCCGCGCGTCTACGGGCCTCGTGAGCCTCGAGGATCTCGATAAACTGATCCACATGGGCCGCATCCCGGCAAATCAAGGACACGTCGTTATAGACCTTTCTGCGGTCGTTTTCCCCCATGTGAAACCGGGAGAAACGACAACCTCGGATAGCGTCTTGCAGGTCTTGCACGCTGTAGCCATCCCGAAGCCTGCCTCGGATGGCCTTGCGTCGCGCTTCGTCCATCCTGGCGCGAGGTTTTTGCATCACCTCTTGCCAGTAGGCGAAAACCTGTTCCTCGTCGGCCATGGTGCCCCTCGTACCGGCTCATCGTCTCTCCAGAGCCCTAGCTCACCGTCTAGATCGTCTAGAGACTCTCGAGCCATCTTGGCCCATTGTTGGGTCTTCCCATCCCGCGCCGCGTTGATCCCCTGCAGCACGAGGTAGCGCAAGAAATAACCGGTCCGCTCAAGGCTGGCCACCTTGATCTTCAGTCCGTTTAGCTCTCTCTCCATTTCTATCGTCCTTTCCATCCTTTTCCTCTTTTTCTGCTCATTACGACGTCTATCGTCGCACGTCTTGCAGTAGGAGCTGTAAGCAACAACCGTGCCATCCTTCCGCTTCCTGTGCCAGGAGTAAAACTCCGAAAGCGGAAGAAACTTACCGCAGGAAAGGCAGGCTTTCTCTGTGGAAGTCTCTATCGGCCGCCATTGCTCTAATGCCGGCCGGCAGAGAAGTTCCGCGGCTTGGATCATGCGCAGAATACCTCGACCAGCGCAACCAGTCCCAAACTGGCAGCAAAAGCCAAGAACACCGCAAAAACAATATCTTCTCCGGTCATTTCAGCGTCTCCCACAAAATCCACGTCCTAACGTGCATCATCGCGTCTGCGATAGCCTCAGCAATCTTCTCGGCTTCGTCGTACCGCTTGTTTGCCAAACAAGCCGCGAGCTTGTTTACCTGGTTCGGTAGGACCGAAGTGTATTCCGAGTGATCAAAACGGCACGTCGTCCTCGAGGTCATCAAATACCACTTCCTGTTGTTTAACCTGTTTCGGCGCGTTAACTTTCACCGGCAGCTTGCTTTCAATCTGCAAGCTCAAAAACTTCCCGCGCTTCCCCTCCCTGATCCATCCGGCGATTCTGTATTCCTCGCCGCCGATCTTTGCATCCCCTTTATAGTCCGGTTGGTTTTCCTTTTCCTTGTCGTTCCGGAACAACGCCCCAGTACCTTCTTTCATCTCGTAAGGCATCGTTACTCCTTCGCTTGGTCAACGCTGGATATTTGCGCCACGGATGCGTCTTCTTAGACGCTCCCGTGAGGTTGGACAGCGGAGGGCGCGGCACGCTGACCCGGCCGCACTCGCCCAAACACAACAGCCTGCGGTATGTCTTGTAGGTATGGCATACGCGAGCCGGGCCTTTGCACTTGGGGCAGCAAAAAATGCTGTAGGTCATGTGCCTGTCTCCTCAACAGGCACGGCATCAATTAATGCCGCGCACATTGCGGCGCCGGGCGCAAACAACGTGTGCAAATCAGGGCTCCGTTCTTTCGGTTGAATGCACTCAATCCGAAGCTGTTTGGTTACTTTATGCTCGATGTATACAAACGCTGGAGCGTTCACCCATCCAGGTCCGGCGCAGAACTCAGGCACAACGGCTATTATGCGCTCGTGTTTGTCTAGCTTAACCGTCTTCAAGGTTCGTCTCCTGCCTGTATATCATGGCCTGTACACTCCGTCCCCTTCATTCATGGCTTGCGACATTGCAGCATCAGCGCGTTCGTAAGCCGCGAGCTTCGCCTCGAGCTCCGCAATGCGTGCCTGCGACTCTTGCCGGCCACGCTCAATAAGAGCTCTGGCGTTGGGTGAAATGGCGGGGTCTAATGTCCACGCTACGTGTGTCGTGGCGATGTCGATAATCATTTGCAGAGGGTCATTCTTATTATCCTCGGTCAAGCACCACGTGTTGAAAGCCTCAGTTTCAAGAACGCGTTTCCACCGCGCAAGGTCTTCAATCATCTTGATGGCGCACTCGTGATGCTCGCGCCAGCATTCTTCCCAGTGTGTTTGATCGGGCATGGCACAAACCTCCTGTATCTCTTGTCGATATGCACTTTGCTGCGCCACTGACCACCGAGCGCGCGCATGATGTGCCGCACGCATGCCGTGGCCCTGCGGCGTGGGATTTCCCACTGCGCCGAGATAAACCCAGCATTCTTGTTGTCCCATCTTGGCCCCAGCCAATGGACAACAAGGGGGTCAATAATGAACACATCCCCGGGTTCGACGTCTTGCTGAGAGCACTTCATGTCTCCGATTTTGTGGCGCGTACGAAGCGCGATTGTCAAGAACAGGTGCGAGTCAGCATATGGAAGGTCCTTATCCTCATGAGGCCATGCGTGCAGGCATGTGACCCACACTGGAGGGTTTACACCTTTCGGGGTTGCCCCATTTACCCACTCTGGAAGATCCCAACGATCTACGTGGATGTCTTTGCAGCGGCTTGCCTTGACAATGTCAGCCGGATACTTCGTCTTTGGCAAAACGACATTACCAAGGATCATAACTACACCCTCCACAATTCGTTGTTGGAAAACGCGCGTCTAAGGTTAGTGGTGCCCCACTCTCGCAGGGGCGCTCGGTGCGCGCCTCGTCTACAGCGGGGGAGGAGGGATCCGGACGATCGCACACTGCGCAGGTTGGGTCCATGACGCCCTGCGGCGTGGACAGCAGCCACACTCTGCGCTTATGCCTGCTGCCCTTACACTCCGATGCCTCCGGCCCTCATCCATGCCACTACTTGAGCAAGGATGATGCCAATTATGCAGATTGCCAACATCGCCCACTCTACGCGATCAGTCTTGGGCCTTGGGCTCATGATCCGGCGGCGGGCGTCAAGCTCGAGGAGCGAGCATTCTGCGCGCCTGCGGTGTAGCCAATAGCGCCAGTTCATGTTCCCTCCTTGATCGACTTGATCGCAGCCCGAGTCTTGCTATCGAGCTTCGACCACAGGTAAATTTTCTCGTCGTTATCAAGGCCAGCCGCTTCGATTTCCAGCGCCGCAGACTTTGGCCCGTCCTCGGCGATGACGTTGGTCACAAGCTGCGCAAGATCATCGATCTTGGCGCGCTGGTCTACAGATAGCGCCTTCTGAGCGCCAGATGTAGGCCGCACGTCCTTGGTCTTGACTTGCACGGCCGCATTGCCGTCGTCGTCTTCCTCAGCCACAACCCCTACGACGGCCGCCAAAGCGTACCGGCGCAGGTAGGTAATAGCTGATCCGTAACCGTGCGCGTCTTGCTTGGCCACAGGAATAGAAGCAATACGCGACCAATGCGCCCCGGACTCGTGGCAAAGCGTGGTTTCCAGGTGCAAGCGCCCATCTTCAGAATGGATTGGCGCTTGAATGACTGCGATCCCCTGCTCTGTCAGCGCTTGCCGGCAAGCTTCCCAGACTGCCGCAAGATCGGCATAAGTCGATCCGAAGTAAGGATTTTTCTTGTCCTTCAAAGCCGTACCGATCTTTGCCTGCGCCTTCGCTAGACCAGCAAACAGCGCAGCCAAGCTCTGCCCACCACCGCACTCCTCCATCATCGTTTCCCATCAATCGACCCTTATCAGGTCATTGTCAATTAACCAGTCCCGGTACTCGTCAAGCACCTTCACAATATCCGAACAAAACTCGTCTATTGCGTCAAACCGACTGACCGGATATCCGATAAGGAACTTCTCAACCACGTTGTTATCGACCATGCGATCGATGACCCATTCGAGAGCCTCGGAATCGCCTTTTGCAAGTCTCTCGAGGATAAGGTCACTTGCAATATCGCGCGCCCGTTGGTGCCATTCCTCGGCGGCGTCCCAGCGCGCCTCCTCTGCTCTCTCGAAGTTATCCAAAGCTTAGCTCCACTGCTAGAAACGGTTAATCAACCAACTTAGCAATCCCGAAAGACTCGCCGTACTTGTGAAACCAGGAAACTTCCTCTTCCGGCCAACCAACAAGCGCTTCTTTGTACTCGTACATCTCTGGCGGCATGCAACCCAACTCAACAACCGACCCCAGGCGCTCGACGACGCCGGAATCGCTTCGGTAATATGCAACGTACTTGTCAAGTTCATCCATGGTCGCTGCTCTTTTTTGGTCGACCGCAGCAATATTGCTGCATGCCTAAATACATGCAACACCTGTGCCAGCGAGATAACCCACTAAACACCCCCTATCTCGACCAAAAGGTGACGCAAAACGTCACTATGTGACGCCGCAAATTGTCACCTCCGTATGGACTGCATTCAAAGGCCTTTACATGCTTTGCGAGATTTGCTATTCTGGTGCTAGCTCGCATGGTCGGTTAAAAAGACGGCAGCGTGCGTGCTGATGTACAGCGCTACTGTGGGGAGTCCTGAAACAGCGCGCGGGGCGGCGAAGGCAGCACCCCAGGGACGATAAGGCTACCGGGTCTCGTGGCTCCGTCGAGCATGGGTGAAGGAACCTAGTTAGGTCTAGGGCTAGGCTAGGTCCGTTCACCATCGAGCAGGTATCCTTTAACTACTGTAGTTACTGTAGTTACTGTAGTTACCTAGTTACCTAGTTACCTAGTTACCTAGTTACCTAGCCCATCCTTTGCTCAAAAACGTGGAATAAGCAAAATTGGGCAATTTTGGTTGCTTTGGCACGAAAATTGCGCGCATATGGTCTCCATATTATGGAGGGCACCACAATCATCAAAAAAAAGATGCGCAAAAACAAAGGTGTGGCTATTTCGGCCGCAGGTTATTGATTTTGCGGCAAAAGAGCTCCCACAGGCCGGGGTGCATGCGGCGGTCTCCAGCCTCCCACTGCTGCCATGCTCTGAGGGATGCATGTACTAGCGCGGCGGCCTGGCTTTGCGTCAGGCCTGATGCTAGACGACGATCCCTTATGTCGGCCGGCGTGGGGTAGGCCGCCGGCCCTGTGTGGGGCCTGGCGGCTTGCTTGTGATTAGGAGTAGTCCCAGCCATGGTCGTGGTTGCGCTGGACAAAGGCCACGAGCTTGGCTTTGCGGTCGACGAGGTCGATCTGCTCGTCATCCGCGCCATCTGTGATGACCGGGACCTTAATGTCATCACTCGCGCTGTAGACATAGTAGCCGCGGCGGATGCCCGGGACGGCCTCCCTGGGGCCGTACTCGACGTACTCTATGGCCTCGTCACCGAGGAGCAAATCCAGCAGCCGGACCGCGTCCACCGGACTGGAGATCTGCAATCCCTCAGCGTAGGCTGAGGTGTCGCCCACAATGTAACCAGTGTAGCTGCACATGATGATGTAGCGCGTCATGTCACTCTCCCGTTAGTGATGTGTCAAAGATACTCGCCTGTGTCTGGATCACGCATCGCTACGGCTCTGATCGTCGTCCCGCCCCATGCGAGATCGCCTGCCTGGACCAAGCCTTTGTCGTACGCTTCGGCGACCTTAAGGGCGGACTCCTCCGAGGTGGCCGCCACAAGGATCGACCGCTCCCCATCCCACTCTGTGTGGGGCCACACATACGTGATCTGTCCATCCGTAATGAGGTAGAGGTACAAATAGTCACATTTGCTCATGTCACTCTCCCTGCCCCTGATCGCCGAGGCGCGCAGGCCAGCGATGTGCTAACCATGTGCGTACAATACGCTCACTGCGCGTATCTGTCAATACCCCCGATGAGATTTTTTTCAGATGCGCATCGTGCCAGCGCGACTACCGAAACCATGCCCACGCCGTGCTGCCCTGCCTGCCCCCAACTGTCAGCGCGGATGTCGCGTCCCTTGCCCAGATCAGGCCCACGTAACGTGCATATAAGCCCGCTGGGGCGTTTTTGTGGCCCGGTGGCTACTACCCCCTTGCCGGCGCGCTTGCGTTCGCTGTAGAGCGTCTTAGGGCGTCCTGCAGCCATGTCGGGAAAGGCCAGGACTGCTCCACGGCCCGGGCGATCGTCCAGCCGGCGGCTCCCTCGAGCATTCGGCCGATCGAAAGCGTGCGGACCACGAAGCCGCCCGCAGTTGCCGAAGTCGGCCGTGTCGAGCGCGTCCTCGAGGGCGAAGCGGGCGCGATGCTCGGCAAGCGCCGCGGCGCCCCTTAGGATACTGGCCGACGCTAAAGTGTTGACATTGCCGAAAAACGGCGTATATTGACAAGGCACGGGATGGTGCGCCCCTCTCTCCCCGCACCGAGCGCACAAAAAGAATCGCTCCCGGCAAACCTCCCACCGGTATCCCGTTTGATCCCGCCTAACCGCGGGATTTTTTTATTCCAGCAGAGGCGAACAAAGATGGACAATGTCCAAGCCGTTATTAGGGCTGCTCAAGTAATGCAAGAGTCCAAGACCCGAACGGATGCGCTGCAAGCCGAACTCATCAAGACGCAAGCCCGTATTGCCGAGCTAATGACGCTGCGCAGGCAAGCCCTCTTGGACCTAGAGAACGCGAAGAATGATCTCAAAACCGCTATCGGAGGTCTCGTTTAGTGGAAAAAAAGATGAGTAAAGAAAAAGGTGTGGCCGGGATGAGGATGCGCCGGCGCCACCAGGACGACATAAGGGCGAAGATCGTCGTTAGCCGGATCATCAACAGGCTGATGGCGCATGTAGAAGGGGAAAAAGATCTGTCGCAGACACAGGTCCGGGCAGCTGAGATCCTGCTGAAGAAGGCATTGCCTGATCTGTCGGCCCAAGAGCTTACGGGCGAGGACGGCGGGCCTATCGAGGCTGTGATCAGGTGGCGGTCAGAGAATACGTAATCCCTTATTCTCCCCGGCATGCATTTGTGCCTTTCCACGCCCGCACAGAGCGATGGGCGTGCATCGTGGCGCATCGTCGTGCCGGCAAAACTGTAGCTTGCATAAATGACCTGATCCGGCGGGCGATTGTGGACGGCAAGACCGCCGGGCGATACGCTTACGTCGCGCCGTTTTTGACACAGGCCAAAGCAGTAGCGTGGGACTACCTGCTGCATTACAGCGAGCCTATACGACGGGAGAAGAACGCCTCGGAACTTTGGGTGGAGCTTATAAACGGCTCACGCATCCGAGTGTTTGGTGCGGACAATTCGGACGCTCTGCGAGGGCTGTTCTTCGACGGTCTGGTGGTCGACGAATTTGGAGACTGGAAGCCTTCTGTTTGGGGCGCGGTCATCCGGCCTGCGCTTGCTGACCGGCAAGGATGGGCAACGGTAATCGGTACCCCTAAGGGGCACAATGCCTTTTACGATACCTGGAGGCTGGCGCAGCGTGATCCTACGTGGTTCGCCCTCGAGCTGCGTGCGTCGCAGTCTGGCATCCTGCTGCCAGACGAAATCGCCAGCATGCGGCAGTCCATGACCAATGATCAGATTGAGCAGGAGCTCGAATGTTCGTTCGAGGCCGCGTTGCCGGGTGCCTACTATGGCCAGGAGATGCGGCAGGCAGCCGACGAGGGGCGAATTACACAAGTTCCCTATGATGACGCCGTGCCGGTCTACACGGCCTGGGACTTAGGCTACACGGACGACACGGCGATCTGGTGGTATCAGGTAGTCGGCGGAGAGATACATGTTCTCGAATGCTATGCGGCATCCGGCAAGGATTTGAACCATTACCTAGACATCATCGAGAGCAAGCCCTACCGGTACGGCGGACATTGGCTGCCGCATGATGCAAAGGCCAAGACACTTGCCAGCGGCGGTAAGAGCATCCAAGAGATGGTGCATGCGCGGCTCAGAAAGACCGCAATTGTGCCCGACCTAAGCCTGCAAGACGGCATACAAGCGGCCCGCGCGATGTTCCCGCGCACCTGGTTTGATTACTCGTGCGAGGACGGCCTCGAGGCGCTCAGGCAGTACCAGCGAGAATACAATGAAGACCGCAAGGTTTTTCGCGAGCGCCCGCGGCACGATTGGACAAGTCACTATGCCGACGCTTTTCGCATGATGGCGATCGCGTGGCGAGAAGAGCGGGCAGAAGAAAAGCCGCCAAAAGCACAATTTTGGTCGGACTTGTCTCTAGAAGAGCTTTGGAACGAATCGCAAAGTAAAGGAAGGCAGAGGATTTGATCCAAACATCACTGAGCTTGTGCCGATTGGGGCTTATCTGCCGCACAGCATAACGTTTACATCTCGCTAAAACATGGACCAAGAACTCGCGGACCTGCAAGCGCTTTGGAAGCGCGAGATAGAGGCGTACGAACGCACTTATGAAAAATGGGTGACGCGCGGCAAAAAGATCGTAGACCGCTATCGGGACGAGCGCAAAGCGCGGGATGGCATGAGTTCGCGCATGAACATCCTGTGGGCAAACGTCGAGACGCTTACCCCTGCTGTATTCTCGCGCCTGCCCCAACCAGAAGTAAGCCGTCGATTTAAGGATCGAGACCCTGTCGGGCGCGTCGCTGCGCTTATCATGGAGCGGTGTCTCGAGTACGAAATTCAGCAATATGATGACTACCGGTCAGGCATTACCAATGCGGTGCGCGATCGTTTCCTGCCTGGACGCGGCGTTTGTTGGGTGCGCTACGAGCCGCACTTCCAAGCCGCAGAGCCTGGGGTGCAGGTAACGGAAGATGCAAAAAACAACTCAGAAGAAGTAATCGCCTACGAGTGCGCACCGGTGGATTACGTACACTGGTGCGACTTTGGCCATACCTGCGCTCGGACCTGGGAGGAAGTAAGGGCAGTGTGGCGCAAGGTCTACATGACTCGAGATCAACTGATCGAGCGATTCGGGGAGGAAATCGCCCTAGGAACTCCGCTTGATCAAAAAGCCGCAGATCTGACCGACAAGGAGCTCAGGGCAGGGGCAGATAGGCAGCGCGCGAAGGCAACGGTTTACGAGATTTGGGACCGCGAAAGCATGCGCGTCATCTGGTTGTCTAAAGGGCGCTCCACACCTCTAGATGTCCGGGATGATCCTCTAAAGCTCAAAGACTTCTACCCGTGCCCTAGGCCGTTGTTTGCCGCGCTAACTACGGATGATCTGGTTCCCATCCCGGATTTTGTGGTCTACCAGGACCAAGCGGACGAATTGGACTTGGTCTGCGATCGCATAGACGGCCTGGTAAAGGCGCTGCGTGTCGTGGGCGTGTATGATGCATCCGCTCCTGCGCTGCGCAGGCTGCTGGATAGCGGGTCTCAAGGGCAAATGATCCCCGTGGACTCTTGGGCGGCGTTTGGCGAAAAAGGCGGCCTTAAAGGTTCTGTTGATTTCCTGCCTATCGACCAAGTCGCGAAGACTCTGGCGCTTTGCTACCAAGCTCGAGACCAGATCAAATCCCAGATCTACGAGCTAACCGGCATCTCTGACATCCTGCGGGGGCATAGCTCACCCTCTGAGACGGCCACGGCGCAGCAGATCAAAGGCAGATACGCAAACCTGCGCCTCCGGAGGATGCAAGAGGAAGTTGCGCGCTTTGCTAGGGACGTGCTCTTTATCAAGGCACAGGTAATTTGCAAGCACTTTCAGCCCGAGACCATCATAAAAATGGGCGGGGCGGAACAATTGCCGGAAGCGCAAAACCCAGAGATTGTCATGCAGGCGATTCAGCTTCTAAAGACTGACGCTATGCGCAATTTCCGGATTGAGATCACGGCGGACTCGCTAACGGAGATCGACGAGGAAGCAGAAAAGCAGGCCCGGATTGAGTTTCTCGCGGCCAGCGGGGCATTCCTGGAGAAGGCGGTCGCGGCCGCACAAGCAGCGCCGGAACTCATGCCCTTGCTTGGTGAGATGCTGATGTTCGGAGTCCGTGGCTTCAAGGTCGGCCGGCAGATCGAGGGTTCTTTTGACGCTGCCATGGCGCAACTGTCTCAACCCAGGCCGCCGCAACAAGACCCAGCCGTTGCCATAGAGCAGCAGAAGATGCAAGCGGAGATGGCGAAGGAGCAGCAGCGCGCGCAGATAGAGCAAACAAAAGCCGTTCAAGACTTCGAACTCCAAAAGGCGAAGATGGAAGCCGAGATCGCCCTCAAGCGGGAGCAGGCGGCGGCGCAAATCCAGCTCGAGCGCGAGAAGATGCAAGCTCAAATTGAGATGGAGCGCGGCAGGATGATGCACGAGCACGCGCGCGACATTGCGACGCTGGAAAGCGAACAGGCCATCGAGAAAGCGAAGCTTGCTGCCGACGTAGAACTGCGCAGGGAGGGGCTGCTCAACGACCGCAAGCCCGATGTTGAGCAGACAATCATGCCAGCCATCACTGGTGCCAAAGGCGCGATAGAGGCGCTAAACGGTTTGGTTGATGACCTACAAAAACTCATGCGCGCAAAACGCAAGATCGTGGTGGATGAGATGGGTAATCCGATTGGGATTGAATACGAGGGCGTCGGTCAACGCGCTCTTGAAGTTGACGAACAAGGCGAAATCATCGGAATGGGTGCACTATGAGCGCGAGTAATGTCTTTGAAAACGATCTGCTCCTGCTGATCTTTAACAACACGGACGCGGCCAACATTGGCGATGCCACTGGTCTGCGCGGATCTGTTACGGCAGGCTCTCTGTTTCTTAGCTTGCACACTGCAGACCCCGGCGAAGGCGGATCGCAGAACACGAACGAATGCGCTTACACAAGCTACGCCCGACAGGCTGTTGCGCGATCTGGTTCTGGGTTTACGGTCAGCGGGTCTAGTGTCGTTCTGGCTGCGAACGTTGACTTTCCTGCGGCAACTGGCGGCACGGAGACGGCAACGCATTTCGGCGTCGGGACTGCATCGTCCGGTGCGGGGAAACTGCTGTTCAAGGGCCCGATTACGCCCAACATCAGCATTTCAACCGGTGTTACGCCTCGCCTCACGACTAGCACGCAAATCACTTGCGACTAAGCATGGGAGATGGGCAAGAGCAATTGCCTAATCTACGCGCTGGGCAAGATGCGCCGGCAGGGCGGGTACATTATCGCCAGCCCGAGCATTCACTACCCGTGGTGCTGGCGCTTCCAGCATGCCCAGAGCTTGCTCGACCTGCCGATCTCGGAGCGCGTGCCAATGCGCGCTCGTCCGGGGTTGCCGTGGTGGCGGGCGATCTTGGAGCTTGCCTTCCACGATGGTCGGGTACGCCAGACTCGCGGCGATCGGCGCCGGCTGCAATTCAACCTTGTGAGGAAACGCAAATGGGGCGAGCAATTCCGCGAGCGTTGGCCACAGTCTGGGAATGCATCCTCTCGGTTTGGTATGTGATTCGAGCCGTAACGGGACGATGATTAGCAACCCGGAAGCCATCGTCACTGAGTTCTGGAACCTGTTTCTAACGTGGGGCACGTCAGCGTGCCTTGTACTGATCTGCGTCGTCCTGTGGGACGCCTGGAGAAAATAAAATGCTGCTTGACTCGCAACTTCCCCGGCTCAAAACCGCCATCGAGGCGGAGACTGATCCGCAATTCGTTGCTTGGCGTAATGCCGGGTCTACTGGCCTTATGGCCGAGTGGCTCAACGGACCCTCGAACGTGATCGTCTGGCGAACGAGCGTCACGCAAGACGAAATCATGACGAACGGATTCGACTGGACTCGCGTTGATAATCTGAGCGTCGGGGCAGCGCGGATCTGGGAGTGGATGTTTAACAACCAAAACAAGAGCTTTAATCCGTCGAATGCCAACATCCGCGCCGGCATCGAAGCCGTGTGGAAAGGCACCTCTGCCGATATGGCTGTGCGTGCTGCTGTGTACGTCCACTGCAAGCGCCCGGCAACTCGAGCGGAAGCGGTGTACGCAACAGGGACAGGCACGGCGCAAGCGCCCGCCACTCTCGTGTGGGAGGGGCAAGTAAGCGATTACGACGTTACCAGGGCACTGAACGCATAATGGCCACGATCACTTCTGTAGTCGGCACGCGGACTGCGCTCACTACAACCGCGCTTAACTCGCTTGCGTCTAACAACTATGTAAGCTGCGGAACGATCAACCATACGACCAACAATCCGCTAGATGTGCTGCTCGAGGTTACGGTAGACGCAGACACGTCTACCGGCAACCAGCGGTGCGTAGTGTTTGCCAAGGGGTCTTTAGATGGCACAAATTTCGAGACCGGTCCAGAGAGTGGCAGCACCACCACGAATGAGCCTGATTTGACGTTTGTTGGTGTTGTGCCTTGCCGGGACACAAACGCGCATACGAAAATCTTTTCCCTTGCGTCCGCGTTCGGTGGTGTGCTCCCGCAGCATACGAGAATCATCGTGAAGAACGAGACCGGCGGCGTGCTTGCATCTAGCGGTCACTCTGTCTATTACTCCGAGGTGACTGGAGCCTCTGCGTAATGTCGATTCTTTTGCAGCACGAGCGCAGGGCGCGGCAGCCCTCTGGTGCTGTACAACTCAACGAGGCCAGTTACTGGACCAAGGACATTGCCTTTGCCATCTCTGGGCATCAGGCGACGGACGTTGTTGCCGGCCGTCTGTTGGGCCGCGTCAACACGGTTAGTCAAGAAGTCGCGTTCGGTTCTGGCGGCATAGGTCTTCGCGGCCATCCGAGTCATACGGCAAATAACTACTGGGCATTGTCGATCAATGACCCGCCGACAAACTGCACCATAGCGGGGCTTATCACACCTAGAACGCTGGCTGTTAGCGGTCCTGTTAGGTGGGGCAGTAATAACGCGTTTATCCAAATCCGCCCGAACTCTACAAACTGGCGGATAAATTTGGATATGTCCGGCGCGGCAACGTTTGCAGTTAGTAGTCTTGCGCCGTCTATCACGCGCAGCGATTTCATAGTCGGTACGTATGACGGCACGACGATCCGCATCTACACCAACGGCGTCTTTACCGGCTCTGCTGCAACCTCCCAGACCTCCTCCGAGGGCGCGGGCTCGTTGTTTATCGGGTCAGATGCTGGAACGGCCAACTCCTGCGACACGCAATTCACCGCAGGCTGGCGCCGGACGTTTTCTGACGAAGAAGTCGCGGCGCTCTACGATGAGTATTGGTCAATCTTCAGGCCGATCCGCCGTCGCCTGTGGGTTGTGCCTTCGGCGGGCGGCGGGGTTCAACAAGGCGCAGGCTCGAGCAGCCTGACATTTACAGCTTCCGGTGTCGGAGAGTCTACGGCGGCGGCGGCTGGTTCAAGTTCTGTCACCTTTGCGGCCTCCGGTGTCGGATCAACCTCCGGTGGCGTAGAGGCTGGCGCAGGCACGTCTAGCTTGACGTTTAGCGCATCTGCTGCAGGTGTTGCGCTTTTCACCGCAGCCGCTGCCGGGTCTAGCAGTCTTACGTTTACCGTAACGGGTGCATCTACAGATACCCGTCCTGTTGGCGTTTATGGGGGCTTCGAGCTTCCCCGAAAGCGGAAGAAAGATGAGCTTAAACAGCTTATCGAGGCCGCTTACGATGCCCTAGAGACGCCTACAAAGGACATTGCAGGGCCTGTAGCGGCAGAGGTCAGGAAGATCGTGCAGCCCTACAAAACGGCTGACACGGTTGATATGGACCTTCTGGAACAAAACGCACAAAAGATCGCGCAGCTTGAACTTTTGCTAGAACAGGTAAAGCAGCGCAAGCGGCGCACTCGAAGACTAAAAATTCTGCTCTTGGACGCATGAGAAAACGTTTCGTGCAAATCGGACTTGATCTAGTGGAAGTCGCTCCCGATTACGTTCCGCAGCGCCCTGCCACTGCTGCGCACAACATCATTCCGGATATTGCCCCTTATCAATCCATGGTCACGGGGGAACAGATCATGGGTCGGCGACAGCACAGAGAACATCTGAAAGCACATGGGCTTGTCGAGGTCGGAAACGAGGCGATGAAGCCCTACAAGACCGAACCAAAGGTAGATTGGAAACGCGCTTTGCGTGAAACGCTGGCGCGAAAGGGAATGCTCTAAGCCCCAAGTAGAGCGCAACTAGATTGGTGCCACATGCCTGAAATTAGCGAAGCCCTCAAGGCCGCTTTTGAGCAGCACGAGCAAGCAGAACCTGTACAAGAGACCGTAGCGGAGCAAGCGCGGGAAACTGCGCAACAGGAGCCTGAAGCACGCAGTAGAGATGATCTAGGCCGCTTTGCGCCCAAGGCAGAGCAGCAGGCTTCCAAGCAGGAAGCTCCAAAGCAGGAAGCGCCGGAAGTAGACGAAGCGCCCAAGTCCTGGCGCAAGGAATACCGCGAGCACTACTCCAGGCTTGATCCGGAAGTCCGCAAGTACATCAAGCAGCGCGAAGAAGAAGCAGAACGCGGGATCGTTTCGTACTCCCAGAGGGCGAAGATTGCCGACGAGTACGAACGGGTTGCCAAGCCTTACGAACCGATCATGCAGCAGCTTGGAGTGACGCCGGTGCAGGCATTCCAAGCTCTCCTAAATGCCGATTACCGGCTCAGAACCTCTGACCCCGCCACGAAGGCGCAGCTATTTGCTCAGCTTGCGCAACAGTACGGCGTGAGTCTCGATGACGTACGGAGTCCGCCTCAAATGGACCCGACGGTCTCGTACCTCCAACAGGAGATTGCGAGGCTTAAGGCGCAAGCCGCTCAGTGGGAGCGATCGCAAGACGCAGCGTATCTGGACGAAATTTCTCGCTTCGCTCAACAGCACGAGGATTTTGAAACGGTACGCGAAGACATGGCATTGCTGCTTCAAAGCGGCAAAGCAACAACGCTAGAGGATGCCTATCAAAAGGCTATTCGGCTGAACGACGAGACGTTCCAGCGCTGGCAAGAATCACAACGCCAAGCGGAAGAGCAACGTCGGAAACAAGAAGCCGCAGCCGCAGCTAATCAAGCGCGGGCGGCCGCAGTACAAGTGCGCGGCAGTCCGGTGACAAGCACAACTGGCTCCGCTAAAGACATTCGCGGAGCGCTTGAAGAAGCGTTTAACCGCTTTAGATAAAGGATAAAACATGGCATTCGCTAACAGCTCGTATAGCGATATCCTTGCGACGACTATTGAGTCTCGCAGTGGAGAACTCGCAGATAATTTGACCAACAACAATGCGCTCCTGGCGCGTCTCAGGCAGCGTGGCAACGTGCGGCCTTTCTCGGGGGGGTCGGTGATCCTCGAGGAGATCATGTACCACGATTCGACGACGTCTAATGTCAACTCGTACTCCGGTTACGAGGTGATCAACGTCATGCCGAATTCCCCGATCTCGGCTGCACAGTTCAACATCAAGCAATACGCCTCGGCAGTCACGATGTCTGGTCTCGAGATGCTGCAAAACAACTCTCGGGAAGCCATCATCGACCTGATGGAGGGGCGGCTCAAGGTCGCGGAAGGGCAACTTCTCAACCGCATCTCTACGGACATTTATGGTGACGGCACCGGCAACGGCGGCAAGAACCTGGATGGCCTGGGCATTGCCGTGCCTGCTGACCCTTCGACCGGGACGTATGGCGGCATCAACCGCGCGACGTGGTCTTTCTGGAGATCGCAACTGTTCAAGTGCACCACTAACGGCGGTGCGGCGGTCTCGGCTACGAACATCCAGAATTACCTGAACCGCTCAACGGCGCTGGCGGTGCGCAATGCAGATTCGCCTGACCTGATCGTCATGGATAACGTCATGTGGAGCTTTTTTGTCTCCAGCATGCAAGCTATCCAACGCGTGACGGATGAGCGTAACGGCGCCCTCGGCTTTGCCTCGCTGAAGTATTACGGCGGCGGCGTTGCTGCGGATGTCGTGCTCGACGGTGGCGTTTCTGGCAATGCGCCGAGCACTACGGCGTTCCTGATTAACACCAAGTACCTGTTCCTGCGCCCGCACCGTGAGCGTAACTTCGTCCCGATTGGCGGCGAGCGTCAATCCATCAACCAGGATGCCGTGGTCAAGCTTATCGGCTGGGCCGGCAACGTAACGTGCTCCAGCCCGCGCCTGCAAGTGCGGATGGATAACACCTAAGGAGTTAAAGATATGTATATCACTGGTATCGATCCCACTGATGTTGACTCGAATCCTAAGCATCTTTTGGGTTCGCTTGGTGCGAACTCTACGAGCGAGGGGACGAAGGTCTATATGTACGTCCGCGCAGGTACTGGCGGCATCACAGGTGACGGATACGTCGCCGTTATCGATGGGTCCTCGTTCGTTGCTGACATGGTGACCACGTCTGCGGCTGCGCCGGGAACGGGTTTCAGCAAGTCTGTTGGTGTTGCGCGTGCTGCAATTCCGGCTAATAGCTGCGGCTGGGTGCAGGTGTATGGCGCTGGCACGATTCGCGTTGCCGCTTCTACGGCTGCTTACACTCGCCTCAACACGACTACCACGGCCGGTCAGTTGGACGCCGCCGGCACCGCCGGTTCTAGGCAAATTGCCAGCATGGCGCTGGATGTCACACAGGGCGGCGCGGCAGGCAACGCGGCTGGCTGGATGTCTTGGCCGTTCATTTCTGTGACGCTGTAACACACAGGGGGGCTTCGGCCCCCCCTTTTTCTATACTCTCTCAAAGGGTGTACATGGATAACATCATCAACGACCCGCTCACTCAACAAGCGGACCAAACTCTGTTCGTGCAGTTTTTCACTCGGCCGCAAGAACAAACGTTCGAAAGCGAAAAGCAAGGCCGGCCGATCTACAAGGACTGTGTATACATTCGGATACAAGCTCCCGGCGACTCGCTAAACATTGTCGAGCGTCCCATGTGGGAGCAGGACAAAGCTCGATTCCCGCGTCAGTGGCTAGCTTTCCAGGCACAAGAACAACAAAGCGTAGAAGGCACTCCGGTGCAGGAATGGGCAAGCATTGGCGCTAGCCAAGCCCAGGAACTGAAGGCCATGGGTTTTCACACCGTGGAGCAATTGGCCAACGCTTCGGATACCCAGCTTCAGAAAATCGGCATGGGCGGCTTTGGGCTGCGCGCGAAGGCGCAGGCATGGCTAGCCTCGGCTAATGACGGAGCCCTAGTGCAACAACAGGCCGCAGAACTGGAACGGCAAAAAGCAGAGATCGAAGCCCTTAAAAAGCAGCTCGAGGGCATCGCCCAAGAGAAACGCGGCCCCGGAAGGCCGAGGAAAGAGGAAGCCGCCTAAATGGCAACACTGCTCCAGATCGTGCAAGACGTTTGCGACGAGCTAGCACTCAACCGTCCCGGCCTTGTGTTTTCTTCGCAGGATCAGGACGTGCGGCAAATCCAAGCGCTTTTGCAAGCACTCGGTCACGAACTGATGCTTGATTACGAATGGCGCAAGCTCAAAAAACTGCATACCATCGTTACGACTGGAGCAGTTGACTATCCCCTGCCGTCTGACTTTGCCAGACTGGTAAACGATACCGCTTGGGATACCACCTCGAGGTGGCCGGGTATTGGTCCAGAGACTTCCCAGAATTGGGCATGGCTCACAGGCCAGAACATTGCGGCAGTCCCACGCTTCCGTTTCCGGCTGTTTGGGAACAAGGTGCAGATCTACCCGACGAATGTAACAGGCTCTAATGTCTCGTTCGAGTACGTCTCCAACGCTTGGATTCTCGATCCGGATGGCGTGACGTACAAAAAGCGCTTTTCGAATGACCTAGATACCATCGTTTACGACGATCGCCTTGCGGTGACGGGCGTAAAGGCGAAGTATCTTGCCGCTAAGGGTCTAGATAGTTCCATTGCACAACAAGAATTCGTAGAACAACTAGAGCGGCTGAAATCTGCCGACCAAGGCGCACCTACGCTCAACCTTGCGCCTAGCCACGTGTCGCCGTTGGTCAATATGTTCAACGTCCCGGATGGTAACTGGTAATGCTGGTGCGCACTCCTAAGCCCAAAAGGCAGGCCGTCTCGAGGGTTGAGACCGTTCCGGCGCCTATCGGGGGTTGGAACGCCAGGGATTCGATTGCAGACATGCGGCCGACGGATGCGGTTTATTTGCGCAACTGGTGGCCACGCCCTATGGATGTTGTGGTAAGGGCGGGCTCTAGCGATTGGGCTACAGGCATGACGGGCAAGGTTGAAACGCTTATGTCCTACAACACGCCTAGCGGCACGCAAAGGTTGTTTGCCTGCGCCAATAACCAGATCTACAACGTCACATTCTCAGGCACTGTAGGGGCCGCAGAGACTGCCGGAACGATTACTAGCAACCGCTGGCAGTATATCAACGTCACGACCGCCGGCGGATCGTTTCTGTATCTTGTCAACGGTGCGGACAAGCCCCGGCTCTATGACGGCACGACGTGGACGGAGGTTGACGCGGTTTCAACTCCTGCGATTACAGGAGTCACAACGACGAACCTCGTGCATATCTGGGTGCATAAAAACCGGATATGGTTCGTGGAGCGATTCACCCTAAAGGCTTGGTATCTGCCTGTGGATGCTTTAGGCGGTGCTGCGGCATCGTTTGACTTGTCTACAGTTTGCCGGCGTGGCGGCTATTTGATGGCCGGGGGCACGTGGACTATCGACGGCGGAGACGGAGTAGACGACTACCAAGTATTTGTCACCAGCGAGGGCGAGGTGCTGGTGTACCGTGGCACAGACCCGGCGAGCGCAAACACTTGGGCGCTCGTCGGGCGGTGGGAGATCAGTCAACCGGTCGGCCGGCGGTGTCTGATGAAATATGCCGGCGATCTGATGGTGATCTGCCGGGACGGCGTCCTTCCCATGTCTAGGGCACTACAGACCGCAGGCACTGACCCCTCCGTGGCGGCAACGGACAAAATCCGTTCTGCGATCACGGCATCCGTCCGGGACTATGCGTCCAACTTTGGTTGGCAGCTTGCGCTATACCCAGACCAGAATATGCTTTTGTTGAACGTGCCCACGTCTGGTAATACGTCCGTTCAATACGTTATGAATACCATCACTCGGGCATGGGCAGAGTTCAACGGGTGGAATGCGGCGTGTTTCGAGCTACACAACAACGTGCTTTATTTCGGCACTAATGGCAAGGTAGTTCGTGCGTGGTATGGCAACGCAGACAGTGGCGTTAACATCACTGCGGATGCAAAGACCGCATTTAACTACTTCGGCGCAAAAGCTCAAAAGCACTTCAAACTGATTCGCCCGCTTATCACGTCTAACGGACTCCCGCCTTTGTCCCTAGGGCTTAATTTTGATTTCCGTGACGCGGAACCTGCAAGCACAATCAGCGCAGTCGCGCCTTCTGGTGGCGTTTGGGACACTGCAATATGGGATGCAGATGCCTGGGGTGGAGGTGGAGACCTGCAAGCATTGTGGCAAGGTGTTCGAGGGGTAGGGTTCTGCGCTGCGTTGAGAATGAAATACGATGGGAAAAATTTCGATCTTGCTTGGGCATCTACTGATTTCGTGTACGAGCGCGGCGGCGTGCTGTGATTGTCCTTGACAATGACCGTGTGGGACTATGGATAAAAGAGCACGGCGGCGGGGAATACCGTACTGGCTCGCAATGCATCGGGCTAGAGCGTGACGGGAAACTAGTTGCCGGAGTCTTGTACGACTACTGCAACGGCGCATCTATCTACATGCACGTTGCCATCACAGGCAGGATTACCCGCGAGTTCCTGTGCCTGTGTTTCGAGTACCCGTTTGTGCAGCTCGGATGCAATCTCATTATAGGGCTGGTTCCGGACTCGAACGAAAAGGCGAAGAGGTTCGACGAGCATCTAGGCTTTAATCTCCACTCGAGGATCCCCAATGGTTGCCCGGATGGAGACTTGTTGATTTACATCATGCGCAGGGAAGATTGCAGATTCATCGGGGAAAATCGATATGGGAAAACCGTCCGCACCGCCCGCTCCTGATTACGTAGGCGCCGCACAGGCCCAAGGGGCTGCTAACAAAGAAGCTGCCATTGCAACGGCAAAGCTTTCTAATCCCTGGTTTTCTAATGCCCTGGGGTCCAGGCAAGTTCTGTACGGCGATGCAGCGGGCACAGGAGACCCGCTCGTTCCTCGCGTTGTGGATCAGCTTACTCCTCTTGGCGAGGCTCGCCAGGAGCAGGAGAACCGCATTATCGGAGAACTTGGGAATGTAGCTGAGGCCGGCTTGTACCGGGTAGGAGATGCTTTCCGAGCCCCGATGGAGTTCAACGACATCAACCAGCTTCAAGATGCGGCTTTCAATGCTCAGATGGCGCGGCTCAATCCTGTCTGGAACGAGCGTCAAGCCCAACTTGAGACACAACTTTCTAACCAGGGCATCAAGGATCGCTCCTCGGAGGCTTACGTCAACGCTCTAAGAAACTTCCAGATGGGTCGGAACGATGCCGAGTCTCAAGCGATTCTGAACGCCATCAACCTGCAACCGCAGTTGATGCAACAGTCTCTTGCCATCCGCAATCAACCGCTAAATGAACTCAACGCGTTGCGGTCTGGCTCCCAAGTGACCCTCCCGCAATTCCAAGCCTTCCAGGGCGCGCCGGTACAAGCGGCCCCCTTGTTCGCGGCAAACCAAGCCGCAGGCCAGTGGCAAGGCGACTTGTTTAACCAGCGCATGGGAACGTATAACAACATGATGTCCGGGCTGTTCGGCATCGGTGCGGCCGGCGCCTTGGGTTACGCAAAGAGGTAAAACATGGACCTGCGCCCTCGCACTGGATCGTTCAATCTTCCGGAAGACCAAATCCAAAACGCGCGCATCGAGCGCGCGCGCAAGATGGCAGAGATGCTGCAAGCGCAGTCTCTGGCTCCCATAGAGTCTGCGCCTAGCGGGCGATTCATCGCACCCACAAGCCCGTTTCAAGGGATTGCGAAGATACTGCAAGCCTACGTAGGCTCACGCGGCATTGACAAGGCCGACGAAAGGCAAATGCAGCTTGCCAATGCTCTGCGCGGTCGCTTCGACAAAGCATATAGCTATATCTTCGATCCGAACCCGCAGCCGGGTGGCATCACGATGCCGCAAGAGCAGAGTGGCATCACGATGCCTCAAAAGCCGGGTGGCATCACAATGCCGCAAGCAATGCCAAAAGACGAAGCGATCGACATGCCGGAGGTGCGGCCGCTTCCGGAGAAAGAGCTTCCTCAAGCGTTTACTGGCGATCCGCTGTTCCGGACTCAAGGCATCCCGAAAGGCGCATTCCCGCTAAACGAGGACGGCTCGACTCCAGAAGATCTGCCGCCACATTTACAGGCGCCCAATCCAAGCGTCGTCATGAACCTCTACGGACGAGACTACCTTGTACCTATTGAGAGCATGACGCTTGCGATTCCGGATGTTGGAGTAGCTCCGGAAGCTCCGGAAGCTGCGGGCATCGTCGCGCCTAAGCTTCCGCAGGAGATGTCCTCAAAAGAGTTCTTGCAGCGCGTCAACATTGCTGCTCGTCAAAACGGGTTGAGTGTCGGACAACTCCTTTCTGAGAACCCGCTTATCGGGGCTCGGTACGAGGAACTTCTAAGGCGCGAACAAGAACGCGATGCGGAACTGCGGGCGCTGGATAAAGAAAAACGCGACGAAGAACGCGAGCTTAAGAGGGAAAAGCTCAAAATCCGCGAGTCTGGTGGGCAAGTCTTTACCGCCGATCCGGAAGGCGGCATTAGCTTTATTGGTGCCATACCGAACCCGAATCAACCGTTCAACCTCGGCGAGGGAGGGGCAATCGTACCTAACAAAGCTTATCAAGACTACATGCTTTCCAAAGCGGCCGCAGGAAAGCCGGAAATGAATGTAACCGTAGGGGCTTACGAGAAAAAACTAAGCCAGCAGGATGCTGAATCTGTCGGCAAGCTAAGGGACATTGCCGATTCTGCTTACGATACCGCTTTGCATGTGCGCGCAATTGCAGACATTCTCGCGCCTTATTCGGGC